GGCACAAGCATTGATGACTGTATGGGCGTGGCTATTGAAAAATACGTTTCAATTCATAAGGTTGTGCAAGGTATTGAACGTGGAATCTACCGCAAAGTGGATATTGGTACTGCCAGTGAAGACACTGACCTTGAGCCTACCCAAGAAGTATCACAGTATCAGGATGAGAAGGTTCTTTTGTTGACTTACTACGGGTTAGTTCCCCGTGAGTACCTTGATAACATGAAAGAGAACAAGGATATTGTTGAATTGTTCCCTGAAAACTCAGCGGCAGAAGACTACACCGACATGGTTGAAGCCATTGTCGTGATTGCCAATGATGGGATGCTCTTAAAGGCTGAAGAAAATCCATACATGATGAAAGACAGGCCAGTCCTGTCCTATCAAGATGATACTGTGCCAAATCGCTTGCTTGGTCGTGGTACGGTGGAAAAAGCATTCAATATGCAAAAGGCTATTGATGCTCAGACTCGCAGCCACTTGGATTCACTGGCATTGAGTACCTCGCCCATGATGGCAATGGACGCAACACGCTTGCCTCGTGGTATGAAGTTTGAGGTAAAGCCCGGAAAAGCTATTCTGGTTAATGGTTCTCCTAGCGAAATTTTGTATCCGTTTAAGTTTGGACAGACTGATCCAAACAACCTTGCAACTGCCAAAGACTTTGAGCGAATGTTGCTACAAGCAACAGGAACTCTAGACTCTAACGGCATGATTTCTCAATCTAGTCGTGATGGTGGCGGTATGTCGATGGCGGTTGCCTCCATCATCAAGAAATACAAGCGCACCTTAGTCAATTTCCAAGAAGATTTCTTGATTCCATTTATTAAAAAAGCGGCTTTTCGCTTCATGCAATTTGATCCAGAGCGTTATCCCTCTGTTGACATGAACTTCATCCCAACCGCTACTTTGGGCATCATTGCACGGGAGTACGAGCAACAGCAATTCATCAGTTTGTTGCAGACTCTTGGCCCACAAACCCCTGTTTTGCCGATTATTCTTAAGGGAATCGTGGCTAACTCTAGCTTGAGTAACAGATTTGAGATGATGGCGGCGTTGGATCAGATGTCTCAGGTTGATCCACAAGCACAACAGATGCAGCAGATGCAACAGCAGTTGGCTATGCAAGCGGCACAGGCAAATATTGCGGTTCAGACTACTCAGGCAGAACAAAACAGGGCTGAAGCACAGAAATTGTCTGTTGAAGCGCAGTTAATGCCTCAAGAAGTGCAAGCCAAGATGAGTGCAAGCCTGACTAAGAATCTTCCAAACCAAGACGATTTAGCTTCTAAGGAATTTGATAAGCGAGTCAAGATTGCTGAACTGATGTTGAAAGAAGCAGACATCAAGAACAAGTCTAAGATTGTTGAGTTGCAGATGGCAAACAAACAAGAGAATCTACGTTCAGTTGAGAACGATTTTCTAGACCAATTGTCTGGAGCATTGAAATGAGTTTATTGCCAAACCTTGACCAGATGACAGATAACGAGAAGTTAGCTGTTCTTGAGTCTATACAAAAGTCAATTGCTAAAAGCAAAGAGATACAAAAGAAGAAAATTGGCGAGAATGTTGATCTTGTTGTCCAAGCCCTAAAGAAGATTGAGTCAGACATTCGTGACCGATTTGATGCGGTTGGCAACTCCATTGAAAAACGTGTTTTATCTATTCAAGATGGTCGTGATGGTGCTAATGGTAAAGATGGACGGGACGGTAAAGATGGTAAGTCAGGCAGAGATGGCCTAAAAGGAGATAGAGGTGTTGACGGTCAAGCTGGTCGTGATGGCGTAGACGGTGTAGACGGCATATCAGTAGTCAACGCACAGATTGACTTTGATGGTTCTTTGGTTATTACCTTGTCTGATGGCAGAGAACTGAATGTTGGTGAGGTTGTATCTCAAGACATTGCTGAAAAGATCAAAGTCATCAGCACCATGTCTACCAATGGGGCGGTTGGCATCAAGGATGAGGGAAGTTCAATCTCCACAGGTGTTAAGAACATCAATTTTGTTGGTGCAACTGTTACTGCTACCAATTCAGGGGACGATGTTACTGTCAACGTAAGCGCAGGAACTGGCACAGTTACAAGTGTTGGTGTATCAGGTGGGACAACTGGACTAACCACAACTGGAAGTCCTATCACCACAACTGGCACAATTACATTGGGTGGAACTCTTGCGGTTGCTAGTGGTGGTACGGGTACAGCAACACCTAGTTTGGTGGCTGGCACAAACATTACTAGCATTACAGGCACTTGGCCTAATCAAACAATCAATGCAAGTGTCAGTGCTGGCACAGTAACAAGTGTGGCGGCTACTGGCGGCACAGGTATTAGCGTCAGTGGTAGTCCAATCACAACTACTGGCACTTTGACCATTACTAATACTGCGCCAGATCAAACAGTTGTATTGACTGCTGGCACAGGCATAAACACAAGCGGAACTTATCCTAGCTTTACTGTTACAAATTCTGCACCAGATCAGACGGTTGCTTTGACCCAAAGCGGTACAACAACAATCACTGGTACTTATCCTAATTTCACTATCTCATCTGCTGACCAGTTCCAAGGAACGGTTACTTCTGTTACAGGTACTTCACCAGTTGTATCTAGTGGTGGTGCTACCCCTGCTATCTCATTAGCGGCAAGTTATGGTGACACTCAGAATCCTTACGCATCAAAGACTGCAAACTTTGTCTTAGCCGCACCTAATGGCAGTGCTGGAGTGCCGACATTCAGGGCTGTTGTTGCCGCTGATATTCCTACACTCAATCAAAATACAACAGGTAGCGCAGCAACCTTAACCACAGGCAGAACTATTGCAATTACAGGGGACTTGGCTTATACAAGTCCTAGTTTTAATGGTTCTACAAATGTAACTGCTGCTGGTACGCTTGCAACTGTAAACACTAATGTAGGTTCATTTACCAATGCAAGCGTTACGGTCAATGCCAAGGGGTTGGTCACTGCTGTATCAAATGGAACTGCTGGAGGAACAGTCACAAGTGTTGCGGCAACAGTCCCTGCATTTTTATCTATAACTGGTTCTCCTGTTACAACTACTGGAACATTGGCAATCGGATTGTCAGGTACAGCATTACCTCTTGCAAATGGTGGAACAGCGGCAACTTCAGCCTCTGCGGCTAGAACTTCTTTAGGTTTAGTAATTGGTACAGATGTACTTGCTCCATCAGGTTCTGGCGCATCACTTACATCTTTAAACGCAACAAACATTTCGTCTGGCACATTGGCAAAAGCAAGATTGCCAACAGGGACTGTGCTGCAAGTAGTCAATGTACAGACTGGTACAGTAGCAACTGGAACTGGAACTATTCCTTTTGACAACACTATTCCTCAAATTACTGAGGGTACAGAATATATGACGTTAGCAATTACTCCAACAAGCGCAACAAGTATGTTACTTATTAGCGTTGTTTTTTATAGCAGTAACACACCACAAGATGAAATGACTTTTGCGTTATTTCAAGACTCCACCGCAAATGCTTTGGCGGCTGTTTCTAGTACACCTTTTACAGCTACAGCAAGACAGGTAACTTGTTTTACTCACAAAATGACTTCTGGAACAACTTCTGCAACCACATTTAGAGTGCGAGCAGGAATGGCGAGCGCAGGAACAGTCAGTTTTAACGGACAATCTGGAGCGCAAAGATTTGGCGGTGTAGCGGCATCTTCAATCACAATTTATGAGGTGGCGGCATGAATGCACAAGCTGTTTACGCACTTTACCCACAAGTCGTTAAAACTGTGGAAGATGAAGCGTTTGATGCCCAAGGCAACAAAGTTGACCTTGACATGGATGCAGTCAATGCTTGGGTTGACCCTGACGCATACAAAGCCAAACGAAGAGCAGAGTATCCATTAATGGCTGACTATCTTGATGGCATAGTCAAAGGGGATCAAGCACAGATTGCAAAATACATATCTGATTGTTTGGCTGTAAAAACAAAGTATCCAAAATGACCCCTGAACTACAAAAGTATTACGAAGACCGTTTTTCCATGATGTCTATGGACGGTTGGAAAGAATTAACTATTGATATTGACAATATGATAGAGTCACTCAATAATATAAGCGTTATTCCTGATGAAAAGACCTTGATGTT